GTGGGCTCATTTAACGACTTAATACCTTGTCGTACAGGAATAATTAGATACTCTTCTTTAATTTCATCTAAGCGCCTAATCACTCGACCTGTTCCCCATTGGTCATACAAAATTGCTTTAACATTTAACTCATTTGTTTCAATAAAATTAAGCATCCAATTAAATACTTCGTCTTCATCAATCAACCCAAAACGGTCACGTGTAACTGTGGCGAAACCTTTTGCTTCAACATCACGATAGTTAATATTATCTCGTTGTTCCTTTGCCTCAATCGAGCCTGCTTTTGATAACGGGATCCATGAATGCTGGTACAAATGGAACTTCTGCTTACCATCACTCCCAATGTAAGGGAAGACAAAAGCCAATGCGGTGTCGTCATTTGTTTGCGAATAGTCAAACCCGATAAATACATCACGACCAAACATTTTGAAGTCATCAATCACGCTATTTTGAATCAAATCAATCGGCAAAAATGCGTTATCCTTAGCGTTTTGCCACAAGTTCATATTCTTAACAATGAAGTCTGCTAACTTGCCCTGTGACGCTTTAGAATCACGTTCAGTAATCATTCCTTCAACTAGATTGTCATGCATAGCTGGCAGTTCCATTAGCGGGTTAGACTTTTGCCACGTTTCAGGCAAGTAAGCTTCATCAGCATCATCTTGTTCCCAAATTAAAACCAAGTCTTTATCAATTTCATTCCAATTACCTTTTTCCAAATATTTACTGTATCTGCGATAATCTTCAAACATTGGTGCGTTTGGATCTAAACCAGCTGTTGAAATGTAAAACATCTGCGCCAGTGGGTTATTAACCATTCCTGATGTCATTGAATTGATGAAATCACGTTGCCCCTCACCAAATAAGTGGTACTCATCAACAATACCTGTGGTGTAGTGGTCTGAATCTGATGGACTACCCTGCGCTGATAAACGCTTCATAGAAGTTGACTGCGTATCAATACGCATTTCATTACGGTTAAATTCAACTCCCCATTCTCGGGCCAACTTTTTGAATACCTTTTGCTCTAATTGCGACCAATTAAACGTCATGTATTTATACAAATTCGAAGTGTGGGCAATATCGATTGATGTAACCGCCAAACGCCTGTTAATTTTAGGAAAGCCAAACAAAAAATTGTACAACGCATAAGCTGATAGCAATTGTGTCTTTCCGTTTGTACGGGCCATACTAATAAAAATATTCTTAAACCGCATACCGTTTGTTTTCGGATTACGCCAACCTTGTATCAAAGCAAAAATAAATTGCTGATATGGACTAGGCACAAATGGTTCACCTGATGAAACATCTTTAAGCAACATTGCGAATTTAATAATCTTTTCTGCTTCTTTTTCATCGTATATATACGGAAATTCTGGATCGTTGCCGATACGTCTTAAATCGCTTATATGACGCTCACACGCCTGTTTCATCTTGACCCCTGCAATTACCTTATCAGTCACAACATCGACCGCATACCGTAACGCAGGGTCATTAGGATAGCGTTGAAATAAATCTGTATATCTATCCATTGCTTACCCCTTGAAATAATCTGCTAAGTCATTTTCTGAATCATCTTCACTGCTTGCCATATCGATTAGAGTGGCACGTGATTGTGGACTCAAACCTAAATCGCTACCAATTGACTTAATAACCTTAGTTGCTGAATCGATAATGCTAACTGCTGGGTTCTTAAAAATCTTATCGCCAGCTTCATACGTAATACCAATCGACTTAACTGATTCATACGCTTGTCGCAACATTTGATAATTCATAGCCAATGTCTCAACTTCTGAACTATCCACATTGATGACATAACCTGTTTCATTTAATTCAGGAACGATGACTTCCCACAAGTCTTTGGCATATCCAGTCAAATGCTTAGGTGCTTCAACTGGTAATTTAGCCTTTCCTTGTAAGGTTTGCTTCAACTTGTCAGTTCGTTCACGTTGATCCTTGCGTTCGTCCTCATCATTAGTGATTTTTGCTTTTCGTGTCATGTAATCACCTCCTTTCGATATTTGAAAAATAATTATAACTGCAGCGTGTGTAAGAGGTGGGAACTCTTGATATTCGGTTATCTCTACTCACTCAGGGGCGGGGGTATTTTTAAAATTTTGTAAAATATTTTTTCACTTCGACAAAACTTTTATCCACCACTCACGCTTTGCATGCTTTAATACATTTTCATTCAATTTATTTTCAACTGATGTCTTGTGATTATGTTGTTCCCTTGTTAATAGCCACAAATTATCAGTATCTAACTGTTTTTCAGCTGGTAATAGCCGTCTAGGCACAATATGGTCAACAATTAAGTCCCCTTTACTCCATAGCATGCCGTTAATCGCATCAGAATAGCCGTCACGCTGTTTTACGTAGTCACTAACCTTATACCATTGCTTGCTATTATAAAATCCACTGTGAAGCTCCTGTCGCCTTGTGGCGTCATAGTCCTTAGCTCGTTCAGCTGTCTTAGCTTGACCTCTCAAAGTCTTAGCATACTGTTCACGATTAGCATTGCTTATCTTCACATAGTTGCCAACACGTTTCTTATAATGTGGTTCGCAATAGTCCCAGCCCAACTTGATTAGTTCCCTGCATCCTATCTCT